ATGTGATTCAGTAGGTGGTATTCAAAAAGTAGTCGGTTGGAATACAGCCGACGCTACTACCACAGAAGCGAATGGAACTATTTCAGCACTTTCATTAACGTCAGGAAAATACGGACACGTTTTCTTTATCGAAATGGAAACTGCAAAATTCAATGCTAACCGTATTGGAGACAGAAAAAACCAATCAATCGCATACGAGCAATCAGGTACAATGTACTTAGCGGGTAACACTGCAACAGACATTGCTAATTTAGAAGCGTTAGAAATCGCTAGAACTACTTTTGCAATTGAATTAAACGATGGAACATGGGAAGTTTTCTTTTTGAAAAATGGTGCTATGGTTTCAGGTGTTAGAGATTCAGGTCAGGCTTACGAAGATGCTAACGGTAATACGTTAACATTGTCAGGTAAAGAAAAAAACAGACCTTACAAAATTTCTAGTGCTTTAATTGATGCAATTTTAGATCCAGTATCTTAATTTTAAATAATTAATTAAAATTTAAAACCTTGTTATTAATTTAACAAGGTTTTTTTTTGTAATTTTACAATATGTCAATATCAATAACAAAAAATTCTTTAAACGTAATAGCCTTAACTTTGTCTGAGTTAGAGGATTCTACTTTGGCAGTTAATTGGTTATTTAGATTTATTCATGAACAAGGCAAACACGAAAGTTTTGTTTATCTAGATGACTTAAACGCATCAACTGTTAGATATAATCTATTCAATCTATTGGAAGGAACAGATATAACATTTACTAAGTTAGGGAGTTATATTTATGAAGTTTATCAAATGCCTAACGGTGGGTCTTTAGATTATACTTTAGGTTTAAGATGTGAGATTGGTAAAATGAATGTAAAAGATAGTATTACAGTAGTTGCAAATAGTTTTGAACCTACTAAACAAGCAAATATATATGGTGGGGAAACAATCAGCTAGTTATAATGAGTTCAGGGAAGTACCATTAATTGAACCTAGTGAAGTAGTAACTAGAGAAGGGTGGGTGAAATGGGGAAATGATAATCTTTATCCACAATTTTTATGGAAATTATATTATGAAAGTCCTATTCATGGCGGTGTGGTGAATTCAAAAGTTACTTACATTACAAGCGGAGGATTAAAATATAGCGGTACTGAAAATTGGGATGAGATTAATAAAAATGGTCGCTCTAAATATACGTTAGATGAATTAGTGGAGCAGTTTGCTATTGATCAAGAAGTTTCAGCAAGTTACTATATTCTTTGTAAGTACGATGCTTTAAATGAGATTTGGAGTTTAGAACATATACCATTTGAATTGATCCGAGTTAACGAAGCAGAAAATATATTTTACTATTCTGAAAATTGGGCAACATCAAGACAAAACGATAAGACTAAATTTAAAACATACACAAGTTTCTTCAATAGAACGAGCGAAACAACTGAATGTCTTTTGTGTGTTAAAGACAAATCAAGACAATATACATTAGAACATAACAAGTTAACCAGCGGTTACTATCCTATTCCTTCATATAGTGGTGGAATAGATGCAATTTTAACAGATATAGAGATTAACTTTTTTAGATTATCGGAAGTATTCAATGGTTATAAAGGTGGAACAATACTATCACTTAACAACGGTGTACCTTCATCACAAGAAGAACAAGATCAGATAGTAGACAGTTTAAAATTAAGTGCGACAGATAAGCGTAAACAAGGTGGAATTGGTGTAACTTTCTCGGATGGTAAAGATAGAGAGCCGAGTATTGTACAACTTAATGGAAATGATTTAGATAAACGATATATTGCAACAGAGAGCGGATTGATGCAGAAAATTATGATCTCGCATAGTGTTATAAATCCAAAATTGTTTAGTGTTATGCAACAATCTACGGTATTTGATGCTGATTTAGTAAGTGATTTTGCTTTGTTTAATGCTACTTACGCAAAACGTAGACAGAAAAACATTGCTGATTCGTTAACTTATGTGCTTACCCAATTAAATGGTATCACTGGAGAGATTGAATTTAACGAATATAAATTAAGTTTAGAGCAACAAATAGACGAAACGAATCAAGTAAGTAAAGCACTTAACTCAATGAGTCCATTAGTAGCTAATAAAGTACTTTCTAGTTTAACGAGTAACGAAATAAGAAACTTAGCAAAGTTATCACCTATTGAAGGTGGCGATACTATACCAACGTCATCAACTACATTTTCAGCAGACAAATCAACAGATGAAGTTTTAGAATATTTTAAAAATTGTGGATCATCAAAAAAAGGTATTACAATTCTTCATTCAGACGAATTCAAATTTAATTCAGATGATGAAATTATAGATACTTTCTTTAAAGATTCATTTGCTAACGTAACAGAAACGCAAGGGAGAATTATAACGATGTTACAGAATGGTGAGTCTTACGATGCTATTGTTAAGGCTTTAGATTTAAAACCAATTGAAGTAACACAACAGATTTTAAAGTTACAAACTTTAGGTTATTTGGAAGGTGGTGAGCCAACAAGTAAAGGACTTAAAGAAACTGCAACGAGAGAAAGTATTTCAGTTGTGTATTCGTATGAAAAACGACCAGATGCACCTGACTTAGTTAAAGGGGGGAAGTCTAGACCATTCTGCGAAACATTGGTAAGAATGGATAAAGTTTATTCAAGGAGCGAAATAGATTCGATTAGCAACGCAATAGGTAGAGATGTTTGGTATTATAGAGGTGGATGGTATCACAATCCTGACACAAATAAAAATACTCCTTCATGTCGCCACTATTGGAAACAAAACGTAATAATTAAATAATATGAGCAACGCTTTTTTAATTTCAGCATACAATTTAAAGGAACTTTCTTTAATTCACGGTAATGTAGAGGATAGTATTTTAACACCAACTATTAGAATAGTACAAGACACAGTTATTGAGCCTATTATCGGAACGTCTTTATATACTAGACTATTAGAAGGTATAGATGCAGATGATTTAAACGCAGACGAAATTCTTTTAATGGATAGTTATATCATTCCTGTACTTGCAATGGGATGTAATTTAGAAACTGTTTTAAACACAACTTATCAAATTAGAAACAAAGCAACGGGAATAACTAACGATGAATGGCTTAAAGGTGCAAGTGAAAGCGAAATTAATCGCATTCAGGACAATTTTAGAAGTAAATTAGAACATTATAGACAGAAAATAATTAACTATCTTAAATTTAACTCAGGTAAATACCCCGAATATAACGATTATTTTAGTTCTCCTGATTCTTTTTTTGATTGTTTGACATTTGGAACGGAAGGAATAACACCTGATAGAGGGCAGCCAAAAGTAAATATATCATTTAGATAATGAAGACTCCATTAAATAGAATAAACAAGGAATTAAAAGCCATTTCTGATAGTCATTTACAAGTGAATGATTACCATTGGGGTGATTTTGTAGAAGCGATTAATGTTAAAACGGTTAATTATCCTTTATGTTGTTCATTTGCACAAGGAAATAGTTTTGCTAAAAACACTATTCCGTTACAATTAACTATTGTTATTGCTGATAAGTACCTTAAAAATCAAAGAGAAGGCAATTTAAACGATGTTGAAAGCGACACTTTACAGATTGCAAGGGATTTCTACGAAGTTATAAATAGTTCTCCTAGATGGAATAATTTGGGCAGAGTAGATTCTGCAACGTGTAGCAAGTTTCTAAACAAAGGAGCAGATGAATGTGCTGGATGGATCTTAACGATAGGCTTTACTCTTAGAGATTCTCAAAGCATTTGTGATTTACCTATTCAAGGATACGATTTCGAGATTAATTCTAATATGCAAATATGTGCAGATGTATTAATAATCAATTCAGATAATACATTTAGTTATGTTGCTTCAAGTGGTGATACTTACATACTTCCTGACACAACATTTACTGTTAATTTTAATGGTGTTTTTAAAGAAACTTTCTCAATACCTACATTAGGATGAAAAACTATATCAATCCATTAGCATTTACAGATGATCTTACAGAATTAGAAGATAATGATTTAATTTTAGCTCGTGATTTAAGTAATAGTAAAAAAAATACACAGATTACATTTTATAATTTAAAAGCATTAATAAATGGAAATGTAAATAATAGTATCTTAAACGGTGGGATAAACAACATAGACGAAGATGTTTCACAATTAATAGGCGGTTTAAACGGAACTTCAAAAAATTCAAACACAATAAATAATGGCTAACGAAACAAGACGAATAATAATTAAAAAAGGAACGAGTATTGCAACTATTCCAGCAAGTTCAGACCATACAGATGGAACGTGGTTAAGTACTGATTTGTATATTGGTGAATTTTACTTAAATACAACTAACGGTAAAATATATACACGGACAACAACTGGAATTGAAGAAATAATTTACGATGTAGCAGATTTTGAAGTTTTAGTTAATAAAGCAACTGATTTTACTACTATAAACAACACTAAATATCCAACTACGCAAGCAGTTGAAAATCAAATCAATTCTAAGTTAGTTTTAAGTAACTATTGGACTGTTGCAAGTTCAGAAATTCAAAGAGGTTATAGAGCACAACATAACTCAACAACAGTGATAGCTGAAAATATAGCAACTGGTACATTGATAGGTACTGCTACCGCTGTTTCTGTTACAAATACATCAATGCAAACTAAAAAGACACGTTTGAAAATTGGTGTATCAACTCCAGCTGCAAACGGGCAATGTGGCTATAGGTCAACTTCTGCATTCAATATTATAGATATGGGATGGAGATTTTGTGTTGCTTTTGGAATTTCAGATACCGCTTACAATTCAGGTGCTAGACAATTTTATGGAATGACTTCAACAACTGGTTCATTAGGTTTAACTTCTGCAGTAACAGTTGAAAGTTTAACTAACATAGTAGGAATTGGTTCTGATGCTTTAGATACTAACTTACAAATATTTCACAATGACGCTACTGGAACTGCAACAAAAATTGATTTAGGTTCTAATTTTATAGCAAATAGAACCGCTGGTGCAGTTGCAACTGATTTCTTTGTTTTTGAAATGTACAATCCTTATAATTCAAATACTGTTTTTTACAAAGTTTCTTCATTAGAAAACAATGTAACAGTAGAAGGTTCAATAACAACAAATTTACCAAATGATACAACACCTATCACAATTCAAGCAATAAGAACTTCAGGAGCATCTTCAAACGCTTGTTCTTTTGATATTTCACAATTAACTTTAAACTGCTTATCATGATAACAGTAATACAAGAAGTAAGAGGAGATTACACTTATGTAGAAAGTAGTTATTTAAATATTATTAAAGTAGGTAATGAAGTCTTAAATGCTAATGTAGCTGCTGAAATAGTAATTCAAGAAACAATTATAAATGATTATATTTAATTAAAATTAAAATCTAAAAATAATATAATGTTAAAAATTTAACTAAATTTGTAATATGAGTACAATTAATATAAATGTTAGTAAAGCAGATATGGGATTGTCGAATGTAGATAATACATCCGATTTAAACAAACCTATTTCAACCGCAACACAAACCGCTTTAGATAATATAGATCTTCAAAGTGTAACAGATTTAGGAAACACAACTACTGACAATATTGAATTTACGGGTGGTGTTGGTGTACTATTCGATAATACTTCGACATTACGAAAAGGAACTATTGATGCTGGCTACGGTGGTGCAAAAGGCATTGCTCAAGTTTGTGCAGTTGGTTACGAATTGAAATGGGAAGCGGGTAGGCTTTATGTGATGGGTGATGGTGGTACAACTATTAGAGAAGTATCTCACAATTTTACAACTACACCAACAACAACAGATGACAATACAAAAGGCTTTATAGTTGGTAGTCGATGGATATTAGACAACGGTGATTTATATATATGTACAGATACAACAACTGCAACTGCGGTTTGGGTATTGCAAACTATTGATGCAAGTCCAACAGATGGAAGCACTAAGGCAGTTTCTTCTAATGGTGTATTTGATGCTTTAGCATTGAAACAAGACATTCTAAGCGGTGGCACAACGAACCGTTTAACTAAATGGAGCAGTTCATCAGCAATAGGTGTTTCATTAATTCAAGATAATGGTACAACCTTATCAATCGGTACTACGCCAGTCGCTAACAACCTATTTAAAGTATCTTCAAACGCAACAGATGTTACTTTAGTTGGAGAAAACTCGCAAGCAACGGGTGTTGGTATCTCAGGAAGTTCAAGCGGTGCAAATGGTGTTGGTGGTTCATTCACTTCTACAAGTGTAACGGGTGTTAAGATTGGAGTAAATGCAAGTGCAACGGGTGCTGGTGGAACAAACAAGGGAGCAGTATTCGGAGCAACTGGAGGGGTAACAAACTATTCTATTCAATTAACGGACGGAACGGAAGGAAGCGGAAAGTTTTTAAAATCTGTTACCGCAAACGGTGAGGCGAACTGGTCTAGTATAGCAAATACAGACGTTTCAGGACTTGGAACTTTAGCAACTCAAAGTGGTACTTTCTCAGGTACTTCAAGCGGAACGAATACGGGAGATCAAACATTCCTTAACGCACGAGTTCAAACAGTAACAAGTTCTGCAACGGTTACACCCGTTTCAACAAACGACTTAGTTATTGTAACTGCTCAAGCGGTTGGTTTAACCTTAGCAAATCCAACTGGAACATTTACAGAGGGTCAAGCGTTAATGATTCGTATTAAAGATAACGCAACTGCGAGAACAATAGCATTTGATACTAATTATAGAGCGATTGGAGTTACTTTACCAACTACAACAGTAATAAGTAAGACATTGTACTTAGGTATTATCTACAATAGTACAGATTCAAAATGGGATATAATTGGTTATAATATTCAAGCATAATGTACTACGGACTAATAAATAGTATGAATAGGGCGGTTTTAAATTCTTATTTAAATCCTGATTTTGCCTATTCATTTAGAAAAGTTATTTCTACTGCTACTCTTAGTTGTAGGGTTAGAAGGTCAAGTGATAATGCCGAACAAAATATTGGGTTTGTTGGAAATGACTTAGACACCGCAAGTTTACTATCTTTTGTTGGTGCAAATAATGGCTTTATAACAACTATTTACGAGCAAAAAGGGACAGGGGGAAACTTAGTACAAATAACCGCAGCAAATCAATTTCAAATAGTTTCGTCAGGTACTTTAGTAACAAATAATGGAAAATCTAGTTGTATAGCTGCTGGTGGAAAATATATGTTTACAACTACTTTATTTTCACCAAACGTTACAACTGGAGCATCTTTGTTTAGTGTAACAAAACCTATTTCGCAAATTGGGAGTTTTAGTGTTGATTTTTCATATAGCATAGGAAATGGAAACAATAGTACTACTGGCAGATTTATAGAGAGTTCTATCTTGGGGCCAAGTGGAGTTCCTACAACTTATGTACAATTCATACAACAAGGCACTTCGGCAATTCAAACTCCTTATACTTCTGGAACTAAATTGCTATCTCATTTGATTAAAACTGGAGATAATAAATACTATCAAAATAATGCTTTGATTGGTTCTAATTCTACCACTTTAAATACTCCTGCCGCAGGACAAGCGTTGGTAATTAATAGTACTTCTTGGTCAATGGGTGCTATTACAACTAATCAGTATTTCTCAGAGATATTGATATATAACTCGGACCAAAACACTGACTTAACAACAATTAACACCAATATTAACTCTTACTATTCTATATATTAATGAAAGGATATAAATATACAACAGAACAAGAGGCAATTGATTCAAGAGAATTAGTAGATGCTTATTACGGAATACCTGTAAGCCCTGATGATGTTACACAAAATTGGGTTGATTATCAAACTGCTAATTTGGATAATCCAATATTTTGGTATATTATTTTTGATGAAAGTTTAGAAGTAGTTTTAGGCACACCTATTGAAATAACATTAACACAGGCACAAACACCGCTATTTTAATGTTCGATTTCTTAACTCATATTAATCTACCTCCTTACTTACTATTTATAGTGATAGTTTTAGGTATTTTAACGTACTATTTTCACAAAGATATAAGTAAGTTAATTAACAGAAAAGAAGTTGAAGAGGATATAAAGGACTTGAAATCGCACGATATATTCAACACTTTGGAGAGGGTTAAGCAAGACGTATCACATATGAAATTTTACACAAATGGAGTGTTTGATGCGAATAAATCGAGAATGTGTAGTGATTTTGCTAAGTTTAAATGCAACGTATGTATCGACAAATTTGTTGAATTTCTAGATAATGATTTCAGTAAAATTTCAAGTGATGAATTAAAGCAATTGGTACTTTCCGAAATGTGGGGAATGCATCGGGAGTACATTAAACAAATCCGAGCATTTTGGTTAGAGAAAGGAATAAATAATGAAGATGTTGACTATGTAATAGAATTGTTTGAGAAATTTAGATACGATGTAGTTGTATCATTTCAAAATAGAATAAACGGTATCTTTTCAAGTTCATACCATAAGAATAACTTTGAAAAAATATTAGCGTGTTATGAGATGTATTCGATGGGAATAGATTTGCTACCTAAAGATATGTTGACTACATTTGAAGCATTGAATGGAAGATTTGCAAATATAAAATATAAATAATATGAAAGAAATAACAAAAAGATGGAATTCAACTACCCCGAGATTTTTTAAGAAATTAATCAATATAGGTATTGGAATAGGTATTATAGGCGGTGCTTTAATCAGTTTTCCAGTTACTGCGTCTGTGGGTGCTGTACTCGTAACAGTAGGCACAACAGTTTCGGCAATATCGAAATTAACTAAGCAATGATTTCGACTTTCGCTATATTGTTGGGAGTAGTAGTAATTTTATTAATTGAGCAAAATGAAAACAAGTCAGGTAGGAATAGATTTAATTAAGTCATTTGAAGGGTGCAAATTAAACGCGTATAAATGTAGTGCTGGAGTTAATACGATTGGTTTTGGAAACACCTATTACACAAACGGCAACAAAGTAAAGTTAGGTGATAAGATAACACAAGAGGAAGCGAATAAATTGTTTTTAGACTTATTACCTAAATACGAAAAGACCGTCTTAGATGCGATTAAAGTACCGTTAACACAAAATCAGTTTGATGCATTAGTTTCGTTCTGTTGGAATTGCGGAAGTTCTAAGACATTGTTTAAAATGGTTAATGAAAAATTTAGCGAAATGAATATCGTAGGCTTTTGGACGAGCCATTATATAATGGGTGGTGGAAAAGTATTAAACGGACTTGTGAGAAGAAGAAAAGCAGAAGCAGTACTTTTTGTAAAGAAATAATTACTATATTTGAATTCATAATTTTTAGGTGGTTAGGTTAATTTAGCGAGTGGTTTTATACTACTCGCTTTTTTTTTGTGAAAATAAATAATAAAAGGCATTGTTTATTAAAAAAGTTGTATATTTGCAGAAACAAATACTAAAAATTATGACAGATTTAGAACTTTTTGAAAAGTGGTGTGAGATGGAAATCGAAGCACAAGAGGTAAGAAGAAATATTGAAATTTCTGAGAATGTTCCAAAATGGAAACAACTTCAAAGATTTGGAGATTCAAACGCACCCGATTGTTATAGTGCAATCAAAGTTATTAGAATATTTAAAGAACAAATTTTAAACCAAAAATTATGAAAAATTACACAAAATTACTAGAAGCAAAGAAAGAGATCGGTAAAGCGACAAAGAACGCAACCAATCCACACTTTAAGAACAAATACGTTGATATAAACGCATTAATTGATACAGTTGAGCCAGTACTATTAAGTCATGGTTTGCTTCTATTACAACCAATAGAAGACGGTAAACAATACACTAGAATAATAGATGCTGAGGACGGAACGTTTATTGAAAGTTATTTGACATTACCATTAGGATTAACCGCACAGGCTACGGGGTCGTGTTTGACGTATTTTCGCAGATACACTTTACAAAATCTTTTATCTATGCAATCTCAGGACGATGATGGACAACAAGCAAGTCAAGAAAAACCAAAACAATTAATTAACGAAAAGCAATTTAATAAAATTTGTGAACGTTTAGAAAATGGAGAGGTTGAGATTGTAGGTAAAATAAAAGAATCATTTGTGTTAACTGCACAACAAGAACTTGAAATTAACGAAATACTAAATAAATAAGATTATGACATCAGTAGAGTGGTTAAGAAGTAAAATGTTATTTGAGTGCTTAGAGCCTTCAGATGATATGTTTGAACAAGCTTTAGAAATGGAAAAGCAACAGATTATAGAAGCTCACGGAGATAAATTAAAAAAATCATCAGGTACTACAAATTTTGAATATTGGTTTAGTGGAGAAGATTATTATAAAAAACAATTTAATAAATAAGATCATGGAAAATTTACAAAGACAAAGCGTAGTAGAAGTAACACCAACAACATTGCAAGATTACTTCGGGATACTAATCGAAGCGGTTAGGAATGGAGAATTAAATCCTTTAGAACTTTACGGTAAAGCAAAAGAGATTGAAGACCTTGCACAGAAAGTAAAAATCGAAGTGCAATCTTTAGCAATTGAAGAAGCTGAAAAACGAACTGAGAAAACATTTAACTTCGGAAACTTCAAGGTTACTAAGGTAGAGGGTAGACGAATGATTGACTATTCTAACATTGAGGAGTATCAAATCGCAAAGGCTAATTTAAAAGAGATTGAGGATAAGTATAAGCAAGTTGCTTTAAGTAGTTTGACAAGTTTAGACGAATCAACTGGAGAGATTCTTAAACGTCCAATTATAACGTTTAGCAAAAATTCTATCTCAATTAAGAATGTATAAGATATTAATAGGAGCTTCAATAGGCATAGTGTTTATACTATGCCTTAGAACACACAAAGAAAACGAAACAATACCAGTATTTAATTATGAAGAAAGAGAAGAAATATGCAACGGAGATAGTTCCAACTACCTACGAGAAAGCAGGTCGACCGAAAATAGAGAACGCAAAGATTGTGAAAGCATTGATCCCTATTGAGAGAATTTGTGAATTTAAGGAAGTAGTTAAGTCATTTCAGAAAAAATAATTTATTAATAACTGTCTAAATATTAGGCAGTTATTTTTTTTCTTGTGAATTATTTTAAAAATAATGTGAATAATGTTTGGTAGATCAATATATGTTCCGTAGATTTGCAGTAAGTATTAATTAAAACACTAAAAATTATGAAAATTGAAATGAAAGAAGGATTCGAGATCACAGAAGAAATCGAACAAATTGCAATGTGTTATGACTTCTATTCCCATTACATTGATAACTACGGTCAGATGATGGAAGCAAGAGAAAAAAACATAAAAATAATGGATAAATTAAAAGAGTTAGGAGTTAATAAATTAATAAACTAAATTATTATGAAAACAATTAGAATTTCAAAAACAGTTTACCCACCAATTACAGTTAAATCTTATAACGAGTGGTCAATGTGGTTCTTCGGAATGTATGCTGTAGAATTAGGAAAAGTAAAACAAGGATGGGATCGCAACGAATATAAACCAAAAAATAAATAGAAATTATGAAAAGCAAATTAGACTTAGCAACAAAATTACACTACGAATTGAACTTAGAGAACTTCTTCAACGTAGATATTACAGAATACAAAGTTAGTTTATTAGGATGGTACACACCTGAAATGGAAAAACTATTATTCGACAAAGGTTATCAAATACAATGGAGCGAATTGTATAAAAATATGAGATTTGAAAGTGAAACAATAGCAATTGCATTAGCAGAAAAACCGATTACAATATGAAGAACTTAAAAATGCTGAAAGACTTAGGATATGAATTGAATATCCTACAGTCGATTAGGTTTAATAGTAAAATACAATTTGATCTAGATGGTTTAGACAAATTTGTAAACGATGTCCTAGAATACACACCGATAGAAGAAGTAGAGCCAACAGAGGAAACACCGATTAAGTTACTAGACCTCATAGACCTTTACGGGCTTAAAAATAGAAGCAGAAAGCAAATGTTAGTCTATAATAGAATAGTGCTTGTAAACTATCTAAAACAAAATACAACGATGACGTTACAGTTTATTGGAAGTTTCTTTGAATTGCAACATGATACTATTATCTACTATTTAGGGCAGTATCAAAAATTAAAAAGCGATAAGTACTTTCGTGAATGTACTTCTAATTTAAAAAACGATTTAAAACGATTAGCACTATGACACAGATAAAATATAAAAGAAAGTTAGCGAGAGAATACAGAGAGCAAATGTACTTAAGTGATAAAAAACACTACGATAAATTAATCGGTATAATAGTAACTTGGACACCTTTATTCATCGAGTACTACGAGGAGTTAAATAGTGTTATGCCTGAGTTCTTTACTAACGATGTAATTAAGGTTTTAGAACGAAACGCAAATAGTTTGTATTGGAAAAATAGCAACGAAGATAAAGACCAATTAGCACAGGAACACACAGATAATTTGAAAGAGTTTAGAAATATTGTAGAACAAACATTTAAAGTTAAGTGAGATGGATATAACAAACGAATGTAACATGGAGTTAATGTCTAGGTATGAAGACAACTATTTTGATTTAGCAATAGTTGACCCGCCTTATGGAATAAATATGAGTAAAACAGTAGGGATTGGAATAGGTAAAAATAAAGGGTTTACTAAAAAAAAAGAATATAAAAAAAAGGATTGGGATAATGAAACTCCAAACCAAGAATATTTTGATGAATTATTTAGGGTTTCTAAAAATCAAATTATATGGGGGGCAAATTATATGACAGATAAATTACCAATATTAAAAAATTATATTTTTTGGTATAAAAAAGGAATGTCAAAAGATAATTTATTTAATGAAGGAGAAATGGCTTACACATCAATTGGAAGAACTGTAATGGTTGATATATGGTGGAATGGAGTAGGAGTTATAAATAGCGGTGAAAATAAAATACACCCAACTCAAAAACCAGTTGCATTATACAAATGGATATTAGACAAATACGCAAAGCAAAGAGATAAAATTTTAGATACTCACTTAGGTTCTGGAAGCATAGCGATTGCAGCTCACGATTACGGTTTTGATTTAACTGCGTGTGAATTAGACAAAGAGTATTACGACAAAGCAATGACAAGGATAAATAATCATAAAGCACAAACTAAACTATTTTAAGATGGAATCATTAGACAGAGAAATTCGCTTCAAGTGTTACCTACAAAGCGAAGGTAGCAATAATCACAGAAAGTTATATAACTTCTTTAAAACGATTAAAAGCATTAAACAAATTGCATACGGTGAACATCTACGAAGCAAAGTACTAATGAAGCACAACAAAAGAGAGTTATTCGGTTTCAATATAACGAATTTTAAATCTAAATATGTGAATAATGAAGAAGATTAAAGTACTAGAATTATTCGCTGGAAGTAGATCAATAGGAAATACCGCTGAAGAATTAGGAATGGAAGTTTTTTCTATTGATTGGACACCATACGAAAAAATAAATTTAGCAATTGATATTGAAGAATTACAAAAAGAACAAGTTCCATTTATACCTGATGTTGTTTGGGCTTCACCTGATTGCACTACTTATTCAATTGCAGCAGTTTCTAAACACAGAAGAAATAGGATAGAGCCTGTAAGTGAATACGCAGTTAAATGTGATAATGTGAACAAACATTGGATTGGATTGATTAAGGAGTATTTAGAAGTAAATCCTGATTTAGTTTTTTTTATTGAAAATCCTCGTGGAATGCTTCGACATATGCCTTGGATGAAAGATTTTAAACGACATACTGTTTGGTATTGTAAGTATGGTGATGACAGAGCCAAACCAACAGATATTTGGACTAATTCAAAAACTTGGATTCCAAGACCTGAATGTTGTAATTACAAATATGATAAAGATGGAAATATAATTAATAAACATTGTCATCACGAAAGTGCAAGAAGAGGCGCAAGAACAGGAACGCAAGGAAAAAAAGATAGTTATAATAGATCTAAGATTCCTAAAGAACTATGTTTAGAAATATTTTTAGGTATAGAAAAAAAATCAAATGTCAATCAAGTTTCAATATTTGATGTAATATAATTTTTATATCTTTGATTTAACAGTACTAATACTACTTACCTTAAGAACAGTTTATTAGTCTTATATTAACCAGTCATTCATTTGGCTGGTTTTTTTTATCTTTACAAAATGAAATACCTTTTAATTTTATTGCTATCCAGTTGCTCTTATTCGGTACACGAACACAACTTAAGCACCCAACGTAAAGTGATGCTGAAATACGATAAGAAAAGTAGGAAAGTGCAGCAGAAAATTAGAAGTGAAAAGCAAGTGAAAAAAAAGTTAGTGAAAAGAACGCAGAATAAAATTATACTGTAAAGTTGTAAAGTAATTTTAATTGATAATCAATTACTTAACTGCTTTACTTTACAGTTAATAATTTAAAAAAATAATAAAATAAAAAAAATATTTTCAAAAAGTGTAAAGTGTAAAGTTTTTGAGTTAAAACATTGATAATCAGTTAAAATTACTTTACACTTGCTTTACAATTCTTTACACTTGCTTTACACTTATATTATTTATTTATATAAAAAAGTTATTTATTAAAAAATATAGTTATATTTGTAATAGGTAAGCCGGAAACTTCCAAAAGATATTATTTAGAAACCCATTTGTTTAAAGTCATTCCGGCACTTTACTCAAATGGGTTTTGTCATTTAATAACATTTATGAAATTAGAATTAGGTAAGTTAAAAAAGTTTTTAGACGATGGTTACTCAGTAATCACAATTGGAGAAAAGAAAATCCCAAACATTCCTTGGAAGATTAGACAAGAAGTACCATTTACAAAAGATGCTTTTGAAGAAGCATATGAATTAGAATCTACTAAAGGTCAAGGTTTTTGCACTGGTTACAATGGGTTAGAAGTATTTGATATTGATTTAAAAGTACTTCCAACACTTCAAAAACAAACAGAGTTTTGGAATGAATATTTATCTTTTCTACAAGATAACATAGCAGATTTTGAAGATAAATTTGTAATCTATAAAACTGTTTCAAACGGTTATCATATTCTTTA